CTCCGTTCTGCGGAGACTATTATAGAAATCTAGTGGCAGAAGACTTTCAAGATTTGCTTGCGGATTTTGCAGAGCATCATTTTTCTACATACATTCACGACTTGAGGTTTGCGGGCATAAAAAATGGCTGAACTACGCGCACCAGAGCAGAATCGTCTTCTAGGTCAGCTAGCAAGAATGCTGCGGACTACAGAGGGCGATATTGCGGCTCCTGAGTTCCTGCCTAAAAGTTTGGATGTGATGGGCTTGGTGCGTCAGCTTATGCTTCCCTCTGCCGAAACAGTAGAGAAACTCTCCTACGGTGATCCGCTGTTTAGGATGCCAACACAAAGCAACATCCCGATTACTGCGGACAGGGAGTACCTAGCAGAGGTCTTGGGCATGGCTCCTGCGGTTCCTGCGGCTTCTAGGGCTACTACAAGGCTTAGTAACGAGGCTGCGGATCAGTTAGTGCGGGCTATTACTAGAAACCCAGAGGCTACCGCACCTGCTGTGTTAGAGGCTGCGGGCCAGATGTTGCCTTTGTCTAGAGCATATAGGCCAACAACCCCGCTAAACCCAGACCCATCTGTGGGAACGAGATTTGAGCGAGAATATGTTGGTGGGCTTGCGGACAAAACGCCAGTCAGAATGGAAGACTTAAAAGACTCTAGTTTAATGATTTTGCCTTGGGACTTGAGTAACAGGAATTACCGCATTACAAGCATCTCTGATGAGCCTCTTGCTGTGCCTTATGTAACTCATGGTGGACAAGATTACGCAAGAGATATTGCCCACATAGCGCAAGGAGTTGGCGGGGCATCAAATCTTGGCATTGCTCAAAAAATTGTAAACAGAGCAAATCAAGCGAGATTAGAGAACTTAGAGGCTGGCGGCTCTGGCAGGGTTGTTCTGCTGCCAAGCACAATGGGGGATTACTCAGAGTTCTTTTCTGTCCAGCCAACAATGACAATGTTTAGCTTTTTAGACGCTACAAAGCCAACTAAAAAAGCAATTCAAGAATTTGATAAGAGCGTAAGAAACTACATTATTCCTGGCGACAAAGAGAAAAAACCAAGGCTAAAAAACTTTAAAGGCATAATGACTGAAGAGGGTCGTATGCAGTTATTGACTGGAGAGGGGCTTGATACAACCCCAGGAAAAGCCAGAACTGCGGTTATGAATAAACTCGCCCTAAAAGCAAATCAAGAGAAGTTTGGGTTTAATATAGAAGACCTATCAGGAGCCATCACAGACGAGGCGTTAGCTGGACTTCCTACTGGCTATGTTGGCAATACGGTTCTTGCGGTTGGTGATGAAGGGATGCACCTAAGGCCGTCTATCAATCCAACTTACAATACTGACTTCACAGCCCAATACTTGGGAAGCCTTGGGCAGAGCGTACCCGTAGAGGCTTTGATGCCAAAAACATTTGATAATATTTTGCAAGAGATGGCTGGCAAAACGGGGTCGCAAAGAGCGATGGCTATTGGCGCACTAGAAAAGCGCAAAAAAGGAATTTCAGAACTTGTTGACCAGCAGGTAATAGATAGTTACTACGATTACCTACAGCAACAACAAAACTTAGGACTGCTTGATTAGGTTAATTTCCGAGTTTAGGGCGGCGATGCACTCTTCTAGTATTCCAGCCCTCTGCTCATCATTGCAGTCAATAAGGTCATCGCTAAATTCAACAACTAGGTCAGACTGGTCATATCGCAAGGTAATTTGTATGTTCATAGTAGTTCTCCTTAACCCAATTGTATAACAGTATCAATAGGTAAACTGTTGTAAACTAGCAACACTACGAACACCCCGTAGAGGATTCGACCAAATGGAACATGAAAATTTAGAGAAATCAAAATCAAGTTGGGGCGGCTCCAGAGCAGGAGCAGGTAGACCACAAGGTGCTACCAATAAGATCCCCAAACAGGTAAAAGAGAACATCGTTGCGGTCTTTGATGAGCTAGGTGGCTTAGAAGAGATGGTGAACTGGGCAAAAGCTGATCCTAAACACCAAACAGAGTTCTACAGGTTCTACAGTAGGCTGGCTCCGATAGAGCAGAAAGTGACAGGCGACCCAGACCAACCCCTTAATATAGGGATTGGATGGATCAAGTAATAACCATTCCTTACAGACCGAGGGAACACCAGCTTGCAATCCATGATGCAGTTGATTCTCACAGATTCGCAGTTGCAGTCTGCCATCGCAGGTTTGGTAAGACAGTTGCGGCAATCAACCAGATTATTAAAGCTGCGGTTTTATGCGGACGGGACAATCCACGCTATGCCGTTGTGTGTCCAACGTACACACAGGCCAAAAGAGTAGCCTGGGACTATGTAACCCAGTACACACAGCCACTAGACCCCAAGGTAAACATAAGTGAACTGCGGGTGGACTTCATGGGTAGGCGAATCTCCTTATACGGTGCAGACAACCCAGACAGTCTCCGAGGTATCTACTTAGACGGTGTTGTTCTGGATGAAGTAGGGGATATGAACCCTAAGATCTGGAACGAAATTCTAAGGCCATCTCTTGCGGATCGTATGGGGTGGGCATTGTTCATTGGGACTCCGAAAGGCCAGAACCACTTTAAGGAACTGCGAGATCGTGCCGAGACAGAGGAAGACTGGGCTTTACTGGAGTTTAAGGCTTCGCAGACTAACATCCTGCCTGAAACCGAGCTTGCGGCTGCAAGAAAAGAGATGGGGGATGACAAGTATTTTCAGGAGTTTGAATGTTCATTCTCCGCTGCGGTCGAGGGTTCTTACTACGGGACGATACTTAACGAACTCGCAGAAGAACGCTTTAAGGAAATCCCAAGAGACGACCTCTGCAAGACCTTTGCGGCCTGGGATCTGGGGATGGGCGACAGTACGGCAATATGGGTTGTCCAAGTCGCGGGCCAAGAGGTCAGAGTTATGGACTACATTGAGAATCATGGGCAGGGCTTAGACTGGTACGTTAGAGAACTCACCCACAGAGATTGGCACAAGGCCACACAGTTACTGCCCCACGATGTACAGGTTAGAGAGTTGACCACAGGCAAGAGCCGATTAGAAGTCTTAAGAGAGGCTGGCTTAGACTGTACTGTAATACCCAGGTTAAACGTAGACGATGGCATCCAGGCGGTGAGAAGGCTCCTGCCTAAGTGTTGGTTCAACCTTCCTGCGGTTAAACAGGGCTTGGATTGCTTGCGGAACTACAGGCGTGAATACGATGAGAAGAGACAGGTTTTCTATGCGCGGCCCTTGCATGATTGGAGCAGTCATGGGTCTGACGCTTTCCGCTATCTTGCTTTGGGCATTGAGACAAACTCTACCTGGGATAAACCCCTAAACATCAAGACAAAATGGATTGTGTAAATGGATGATCTAAAGCTAAAAACAGTAGTCCAGGGCGAGATAGACAATGCGCTTGGCTACATAGAGTCGGAGACGACTGAAGAGCGCAGGAAGGCGATCAATTACTACAATCGTGCTTTCTATGGCAACGAGGTCGAGGGTCGGTCTACGATTGTCACGGGTGAGGTTGCCGAGGCTGTAGACGCTGCGCTTCCTGCCCTGCTGAGAGTCTTTACCCAAGGTGACGATATTGTTCGTGCGGAGCCAGAAGGCCCAGGCGATGAAGAGATTGCCAAGCAGATCACGGCCTACCTAAATTACATTTTCTACAGGGACAACCCTGGCTTTTCCATCCTGAACATTTGGTTCAAAGACGCACTATTACAAAAGAACGGGGTCGTTAAAGTTTACTGGGACGACCAGAAGCAGGTTAACTCGGAAGAGTACGAAGACCTGACAGAGGACGAACTAACCCTGATGCTTGCGGATGAGACCGTAGAAGTGGTCGAGCAAGACAAGCGTAAGGTGGGTGAGGTTCCTGTTCCTCCTACTCCAGAAGAGATGATGGCGGCTCAACAGATGGGCGTTATGCCTGAACCAAGGATGGAGCCAGTCTTTGTCTATGATGTGAAGATCCGCAAGGTTAAGAAGTTCGGTCAGGTCAGGATTGAGAACGTACCTCCCGAGGAGTTCATTATCTCCAAGAAGGCGCGGACAATTAAAGACTCGCCCTTCTGCGCCCACAGGAAGCTCACAACCCGTTCTGAACTGATTGCGATGGGGTTTGATGCAGACGTAGTAGAAGACCTGCCAACTTATGAAGACTTGGAGTACACGCCCGAAAGAGTGGCAAGGTACTCGCAGGGTGAGCAGCCTCTAAATCAGACTTCTGCCATAGATAAGAGCATGGAAGAGGTCGAGGTTTTTGAGTGCTACATTCATGCGGACTATGACGATGACGGGATTGCAGAGCTGCGTAAGGTCGTTTATGCGGGCAACGAGATACTAGAGAACGAAGAGATAGATTACGTCCCCTTCTGTTCTATCTGCCCCATTCCTATGCCGCACAAGTTTTACGGTCACTCGTTAGCTGACAGAACAATGGACTTACAGCTAATCAAATCCACGATTACCCGACAGATCTTAGATAACCTTTACCTGACGAACAACGCCCGAGTCATGGCGGTAGACGGGCAAGTAAACCTAGATGACCTGTTAACAGTTACACCTGGGGGCGTAGTTAGGGTGAAAAGCCCACAAGCGGTACAGCAGTTGTCGGTCTCCCCTGTTGCGGGCCAGTCTTTCCCTATGTTGGAATACTTAGACAGGATTCAAGAAAAGCGCACAGGGATTACGGCAAACTCACAAGGCTTAGACCCTAACATCCTGCAGAACACGACTGCGGCGGCTGTTGCGGCTATGCAGAACGCTGCGGCTGGCAGAGTCGAGTTGGTTGCGCGGACATTTGCAGAAACAGGAGTCCGAGACCTTTTCCTAAACATCCTTCACTTACTTGGTAAGTATCAAGATAAGGCCCGTATTGTGCGTTTACAGGGCAAATATGTATCCGTAGATCCGCGTGAGTGGAAGTCTCAGTACGATGTTTATATCAATGTGGGTCTAGGAACTGGCACAAGAGAGCAGCAGTTAACCATGCTTTCTATGATCCTTCAAAAGCAGGAGGCACTACTTGGCACACCCATTGGTCAAGCGTTGGTTGGCATTGAACAATATAGATCCGTCCTTGGCAGATTTATCGAGAGTGCTGGTTTTGCAGATAGCGCAGAGTTCTTCCGTGAAGTATCTCCTGAGCAACTCCAGCAGATGCAGCAACAGAACGCTCCGCAGACAGACCCACAGGCCCAGGCACTAATAGCTCAGGTTCAGGCCCAGATCCAGTCAGACCAGGCCAGAGCGCAGTCCGAGATAGCAATACAACAGCAGAAGGCTCAGGCAGATATTCAACTCCAGAGGGAGAAGGCTGCGGCCTCCATCCAGCTAGAGCGTGAGAAGGCAGAGGCTAACCTACAGTTGAAGATTGCGGAGTTCCAGGCTGAGGCCCAAATGAAGGCGGCTAAGGTTGGAGCGCAGATAAGCGGCAACGTACAAGTACCTGGGGACTTCCAAATTTGAACAACGCAGAGAGGGCGCAAGCCTACCTAAACGATGAGTTCTTTCAGGGTGTTGTGGAAAAACAACGCTTGTTGTATATTAACAACATTGTTAACAGTAGCGCAGAGGATGTAGAGGGTAGGGAAATGAACTACCTAAAGCTGCGGGTGCTGGATGAGTTTATAGCGTCTTTTCAGACTATTGCGGATGACAAGCTGGTAGAGAAAAGGCGATTTAAGATTTTTTAGTTACTAAGGAGTAGTGAATGGACACCAACCCACAAGGGAGTGCCAAAACGGTTAGCGAAGCAGCAAACGCATTTTTAGGGATGATGGAACCACAGGAGGCGCAAGCCCAACCCGAGGTTCAGGAAGAACTAGAGAGCGAAGTTGCGGAAAACGAAGAGTACGAGGAGTCGGAGCAATCTGACGACTATGAAGAAGAGCAAGAGGAACCAACTCCCACCTACAAAGTAAAAGTAGGCAAGGATGAGCTTGATGTTCCTTTGGATGAGCTTCTAAAAGGTTACTCACGAACTGCTGACTACACGCGCAAGACTCAAGAAATAGCAGAGACCCGCAAGATGGTAGAAGCGGACAGGTCTAAGATTGAGGAAGCGGCAAGGCTCCGAGATACCTACGCACAGAGGTTACAGGTGATTGAGCAGATGCTTAATCAAGACGCTGGCGAGGATCTAGCAACGCTGAAAGAGACTGACCCTATCGGTTATGCGGTACGAGTTGCAGAGCAATCAGAGCGCGATAAGCAATTAGGCGCGGTGAGAGCAGAGCAACAACGGCTTGCCCAACAACAACAGGCAGAACAAGGCGAGAGGCTAAAGGCCCACCTTGCTACGGAAGCCCAAAAGTTAGCTGAGGCGATTCCAGAGCTTTCTGACCCTGCGAAGGGCCAAGCAATCCGCACAGACATTAGGAACTATGCACAGAAGTTAGGATTCTCAGAGCAGGAACTGGCTCAGGTCTACGACTCTCGTGCGGTAACAGCACTCTACAAAGCGATGCAATACGACAAACTGGTATCTGGTAAGGGCGGAGCCTCTAAGAAGGTGAACTTAGCCCCAAGGATGCTAAAGCCTGGAACGTCTACGCCTGAAACGCGGACAAGTCAAGAAGTAAAAAACATGAGAGGCCGTCTCAAAAAGTCTGGAAGGGCTAGAGATGCGGCGGCTTTATTTGAACGACTTTTGTAAAAGGAAACAAAAATGAGCGCAACCTATTCCTCGTTTACCGTAATTGGTCAACGTGAAGACCTTAGTGATGTTATTTATGACATCTCCCCCCAAGACACACCCATTATGTCTTCTATCGGCAAGTCGAAAGCTACTGCCGTGTTCCATGAGTGGCAGACTGACTCCCTTGCTGCGGCTACTACCGCCAACGCACAGATAGAAGGTGCTGACGCTACAGATGCAACCGTAACGGCTACAACTCGTATAGGTAATTATACGCAAATTGTGGGTAAGACGATTCGTGTCAGCGGAACAATCGAAGCTGTTGATAAAGCAGGGAAAAAATCTGAAAAAGCCTATCAAATGGCTAAAGCCGCCGCAGAAATAAAGAGGGACATAGAGACTATTATTACCGCCAACCAAGGCCAGTCTGCTGGTGATGCTACAACGGCGCGTGTAATGGGTTCACTCCTGTCGTACATCAAGACCAACAGCTCTGTTAACGGTACGTCCGTTACTGGTGTTGATCCTACAACGATTGGCGTTTCTACCCGTACGGACGGTACGACTCGTACCTTTACCGAGACTCTCCTGAAGGATGTTATTCAGAAGGTGTTCGTTTCTGGTGGTACGCCTACTCTTGCTGTTATGCGTCCTGCGCTTAAGCAGAAGGTTTCTGGCTTTCAAGGAAACTCTGCCTACCGCGTTAACACCGACAACTCGGTTGGTAATGTAACCGTGGTTGCTGGTGCTGACCTGTATCAGTCAGACTTTGGAGTCCTCCAGCTTATTCCTGATCGCTTCATGCGTTCTGCTGATCGTGACGTTCTAATTCTCGATCCTGAGTACGCTGCCCTTGCTTACCTGCGTCCTTTCCAGACGAAAGACTTGGCTGTAAGCGGTGACTCTGAGCGTTCGCAGTTGCTTGCAGAGCTTACGCTGGAAGTTCGTAACGAGGCTGCACACGGTATCGTTGCCGATCTCAACACGAACTAAACTGCTGTAAAATGGGGGGTGGGTAACTGCCCCCCACTTCAAGGAAGTATATGAAACGACTAATGTCGCAAGACCTGGACACCGAAACGGTACAGATTGCACACGATGACGGTGAAGGCGGTCTCTTCCTAGAGACGAAACAAAACATTACGCCTTTTCTAGAGCAGAACAAAAACTCCTACGCTCGTATAGACGAACGAGCCAGATGGGGAGAGTTCACACATATTGCGAGTATTCCCTTTACTGTTATACAACAGTTAAACAAGGAGGGGATACTGAAGGGGTTTCACATAGTCGAGCCTAAGAAACTAAAGGCTTGGTTAAACGACTCTGACAATCGCTTTTTTAGAACTCGACCTGGGAGGATTTAATGCGAGTAGCAATATGTATCCCTTCACGCGGGGATATGCAGATGGGGACGGCGTTTGACCTAGCAACCATGTGTGGCTATGACTCCCGATTCAGGGATGGCGCACAGGCTATTTATACGGTTGCGGGTACGCTGATATTTGACCAACGCAACAAACTAGCAGAAGCCGCGTTAAACGAGGGTGCAGATTACATCCTCTGGGTAGACGCTGATATGCGGTTTCCAAAGCAAACGATAGAGAGGTTGCTGGCTCACGATAAAGATATTGTGGGCGTAAACGCTACCACTCGGAACTACCCTGTAAGCCCTACCGCCAAGCACTTAGAGTGCGACTTTGAGGCAAACGAAAGTACCTGGCTTCCTGTAAACAGCAAGGGAAAGACGGGGCTGGAGAGGGTGGCTGCGATAGGTTGTGGTGTGATGCTCTGCAAGGCAAAGGTCTTTCAGGACACACCTAAGCCTTGGTTCTGGTTTTACAGTCTAAAGAACGGCAAGACTCTGGGCGAGGATGTGCATTTCTGTATTGCGGCACATGACGCTGGATTTGAGACTTGGGTCGATCACGGCCTGAGCAATGAAATAGGACACATAGGCCAGTACACTTACTCATGGCAGGATATAAAAGATGGCTCTGACCAATTACAGCGACCTAAAAACATCAGTCGCAAACTATCTAGGAAGAAGCGACCTAACTAGCGTTATTCCCGACTTTATTACGCTCGCAGAGATTCGTCTTGCTAGGCAGTTACGACTGCGGCAGATGCTTGAAACTGCCACCTTGCCCACCACGGGCGGGACTTCTACGATTACCCTTCCTGCTGACTTCTTGTCCATTCGTGACATCTACATAGACCAAAACCCACGAAGAAGCCTGTCTTATTTATCACCCTCTTCTTTTACCCGTGATGCGAGAGCTGCGGAGTCGGGCCTTCCTGTGTTTTACACCCAGAAGTCTGACGAGATAGAGTTTGCCCCCATTCCTGACACAAACTACTCGGTCAAGATGTTGTATTACGCAAAGCCCGCAGTTTTGTCTGACTCTAACACCACAAATGTGTTTATGACGGTCTGCCCAGATGCGCTTGTATACGGTGCTTTAATAGAGGCAGAGCCTTATCTTATGAACGATGCAAGACTGACTGTGTGGACGCAGTTATACAGCAATGCAGTACAGAGCCTTGCGGAGTCGGATAACACCTCAGAGTACGCTGGTGTTCCCCTTACTATGTCTGTGACCTCACGATGATTAGCAAGGTTACGTTTACCGAGTGGTTGCCTGACCAGCCTGGTGTTGTTGGGGCGTTAACAAATGCTCGCAACGTCTTTCCTAAAGCTGTTGGCTATGGTGCGTTTCCAGAAGAAGAGGACTACTCAGACGCAGCCTCTGAAGACTTAAATAACACAGCCGCAGGGGTCAACTCTAGCGGCGATGTAAAGATATTTGCAAGCGGGGCTACTAAGTTGTTCTTGCTAGACTCCGCAGATTTGTCTTTGAATGATGTTTCGGGTTCTACTTATACAAGTACAGATAGGTGGCGGTTCGTGCAATTTGGCGATTATATGATTGCCGCAAATGGTAAAAACATAGTGCAGTACGCAGATATGGCAACCACAACAATATCGTTTGCCAATCTAGATGCGTCTGCCCCTACATCTAAGTTCGTAACGGTTGTTAGAGATTTTGTAGTAACTGGCAATACAAATACATCGTCTGCTCAGCTGGTGTGGTCTGGGATCAACAATCCTAACACCTGGTCAAACACAGCCGTTACGCAGTCAGACAATCAGATTATTCCTGATGGCGGTGAGATTAAAGGCGTTACTGGTGGTGAGTTTGGGTTGATATTGTTAGAGCGTTCTATTGTTAGGATGTCTTACGTTGGCAGCCCAATCATCTTTCAGTTTGACAACATTGCTAGAAACCTTGGGTGCTTTGAGCCTAACTCGGTGGTGCAATGGCAGGGCATAACCTACTGGCTTGCGGACGATGGCTTCTATGCCTGTAACGGTGAGAGTATCGAAGCTATAGGTGCGGAAAAAGTTAACCGTTATTTTTGGAGTACGGTACGCGATTCTGAGATTGCTGAAATGTCTACAGCCATAGACCCGTTCAGGGCGTTAGTAATGTGGGGCTACCCATCTAACGATGGCGATTATCGAGTTCTTGTATATCACATACCAACAAAGAAGTGGTCATTTGCGGAGACAAACGTAAACCGTATTGCAGACATTACAACCCCTGAAGTGGATCTAGAAGACTTGGATAGTTACTCAGCCTCACTAGACGCTTTAGAAACCTCCCTAGACTCGCGCCAATGGCTTGGCGGGTACTATCTGGTTGCGGGGGTGCGAGGAGCTAAGATCATCTCGTTTACAGGACAAAGCAAGACTGCAAGAATTACATCTGCGGATTTAGAGAGTGGCTCCAATATGTCTATGGTGACGCTTGTTAAGCCTATCGTTGAGAACGGCTCTGCAAGCGTAGCTGTTGACTCTAGGTTTAATCTTAGTGAGGCGGTGAATTTTCCAGTAGAAGCTGCTGCGGATGCGGAAAATAGGGTTGGATTTAGGTCTTTAGGCAGGTATCATAGGGTTCGGGTCATTCCCTCTGGGAATTGGACAACCGCCATCGGATTTGAGGTTGATATTCAGCAAGCAGGGATGCGGTAATGCAGTTTCGTAGGCTACCTACACTCGGCGGCACTCCCAGGCAGATTGCGGAGATCCTAAACAATGCGATGGACGGTAAGACCAATAATACGGGTACGGTTACGTTAGAGACTGGCAACGCAACGTCCACCACGATCAACGATGCTCGTATTTCTGTAGATACAAAAATAGTCCTTCTTCCGTTTAGTTCTGCGGCGTTTGATGACACAGCACCTTACGGTCAGTTTGTGTGTACTGCTGGACAGACTGCCGCATCTGCAAATACAGCCTATGCTTTGGGATACAACACCACAACATTTTCAAGTGGCATTACGGTTGTGGATAGCACAAAGATTACCGTTACAAGCCCAGGAACTTATAACTTTTTGTTCTCGTTCCAGTTAGAGAACACAGACAATGCCCAACACGAAGTAAGCATTTGGAATAAAAAGAACGGTACTGATATTGCGTACTCCAATCGGTTAGTAACGGTTCCAGCCAGAAAAAGCGCATCTATTTATGGTTATTCCGTTGGGTCTGTAAATATAGATCAAGAAATGGATGCGGGTGATTATTTTGAAAGCTATTGGAGTACAAGCAGCACATCGGTAAATTTTCATTCAACGGGGGCGCAAACCAGTCCTACCAGACCAGAAACGCCCTGCAAAGTTATGAGTGTTGAATACATAGCACCTTTAGCGTATTCCAACATTTTTGTTTCGTCTCAGTCTCAAGGTCAGGCAACGGTTAGTCACTATGCCAACGACACAGCAGACAAGACCTATGCCTATATCTTAGTGGGGTAACTTATGGCAATTTCAGCACAAGACGTTCAAGCCTCTTACGCGGCAGCGGGATTACCTCCTCCAAGCGCACAAGACATTCAGTATTGGACGCAGACATACGCACAATCTCCTGATGTGGTTTTTTCTCCTAACCCACAGCAACAGGTTGTAAACGCTATTCTTGCGGCTGCTCCAGACCAATACGACCAAGGGCAGTTTAACTTCCTTACAAGCGGGGCTAATCTTGCGGGTACTACTGGTATCAATATTCCGCAGAGCGAAGCAGACATAAGGCGACAGGTAGAAGCAGACGTTGCGGAATTTATTCGGGCAAGGGATGCGGGTGAATCAACTGCGGGTATTGGGCAACCTTTAAGTGTTTCACAGTTTACGTCACCAGCAAACCCAGATATTGCCGCAGACTTAATAACTCGTTCGCAGACTGTGGGCGTACCCACTTCAGAGTTTGACCAATATGGCGGTTATCAGGCAGTCAAGTCTGTGTATGACGCAAGTTTTGGTACTCCCGTAGTTCAGCCTACAGGTGGTGGAACGCAAGGTGCTACCGTTAATATGCCCCCTCCTGCGGGATTTCAAGGCGCGTCTCGGGATGACATTCTAGGCTTGTATCGTTCTATCGGGTTGCCAGATCCTTCTGAGTCTGACATCTCTTTCTGGCTGAACTTCTCGCGTACTAACCCAGATGTGATTGGTGCGGCAAATCCCATGACGCAACTTACAAATGCGTTTCGTGCTGCGTCTAGGCAATCTTTAACACAAGACGCACTACCGACCACAGGTCAGTCAAACATAGACCCACTAATTGCTCCTTATCTTTCTGAGTCATTGGGTGTCGCAAGGAACTTGTTTTTGACTGGAGAAGGCCCAGAACTTTACCCAGGGCAGATGTATGTTTCTCCGTCTACCGCTACTTTAGATGCAATCATGGCGGCAGAAAACCTCGGGCGGTCTACAACGGTATCGGGTTTGGGTGAGGATGTCTTTGGTGCTTATGCTGGTGGACTAAGCACACTTGCTAACCTTGCGTCTCCTGACTACATGAAAAGCCAGGAGTACCAAGATTATGTTTCTAGCATCACGCGGCCCATTACAGAGGCGGTAACAGAAGACATTATTCCTGGCATCCAATCTGGGTTTTCTAGGGCTGGGCGGTATGGCTCTGGTGCGATGGGTGATATTACTGCAAAGGCTACGGGAAGGGCGGCTACCGCAATCGGTGACGTAACCTCTCGGATTGCTCAACAAGAGCGTCAGAATCAGTTTGGCGCAGCTACCGCATTGCCAGGGTTTCTTAGTAACTTATCTGGCGTAACTGCGGGTGCTTTAGCCCCGTCTGGAATCCTTGCGGGTGTGGGCGCACAGCGAGAGGCAATTGCGGGCCAACCCTTACAAGAGGCTATCCGTAGGTTTGAGTACGGGGAACAGCTTCCTTATAACCAGCTTGCGGGCTACATCTCTTCTATCTACGGTTCCCCTTTAGCTAATCGTACTGCCTCGCCACAACTACAGAGCAATACTGATTTACAGAACATAGGAGCGTTTTTGAATGTGGCTAAAGCGGTTCCTGGTGCGGTAGAAGGCGTTAAAACTGGCTATAACTTTTTAAGTGGTTTGCTTAAGTGATTAACTACCAAGCCACAGATTTTATGGCAGGTCAGTTAGCTGACCAATATGCCGCACAAAAGCAGTTGGGCCTTGCTTACCCAAACGAAGAAGATTTACCTGTTATCTTTCGCGCACAAGCAGCTAAGTTAGCGGCAAATGGTATTGCAAGCATTTATGACGTTGGAGTACGAGAGGGCGATCCTTATACCGAAACAGAATCGGACGGTGCGGAAAGGCAAGTAACTCCCAAGTTTCTCATCAACAAGCAAACTGGCGAACCCATAAAAAAGATTGGGTTGAAGTCTGACTGGGAGACAAACCCAGAGGCCATCAATGTTGGCAAGGACATCCAGTTACAAGACAGAGGATCTTTTGACAGGTGGGGATTTGACACATCTGTCGAGGGCATGGCTCACTATGGAATAGCGGTAGAGAACGGTGTTCCAGTATTTACGCCCTACTACAAAGATACATCATCAAAAATATTTGGCATTAACCTAGAAGACGCGGTAAAAACTGCCATAACTATTGCTGCTCTTTACTACGGTGGCTCTTACTTACTGGGCGGCGAAGCAGCGGCGGCAAGTGCAACCGCTGGTACGGGTGCAACTGCTGGCACAGGGGCGGCGGCAGGTACAGGTGCTGCGGCTGGCACAGGTGCTGCGGCAGGTACGGGTGCTGCGGCGGGAACAGGGCTTACTGCTGGTGCTGGTGGAGTTACAGGGCTTACCGCTGGAACGGCTAGTACAGGCATAGGTGCTGGTGCTATCGGTACAGGCTTAACGGCTCCAGCAGGATTTACGTTAGCCCCAGGACTGGGGACTAGCCTTGCGGCTGGCGGTGCTGGCCTTAGTTTGTTAGAGGGCGCACAATTTCCTGTTGAGGGTTTACAGGCAACGGCATCTAACGTGCCAAGCACAGCGGCCTCATTTGGCACAACAGCGGCAACAGAGGGCTTGGCTATACCCACAACGCCAGGATTGTCTGCTATGGGTGGCGCACAGGGGATTACTGTTCCTGTTGCTGGTGGCACGATAAGCCAGTTAGGACTGGTTCCCACTGGTGCTGTTCCAGCATTAGGGCAAGACGGGTTTTTTAGCACATCACTTGTAAACGATCCTGACGTACTTGGCAACGCTGTGTTTTCTACAGACAGCCTTGCAGTCCCAACCGTCGCGGCTGGCGGGGCTGGTATAAGCGCGTTACAAGCGGCTGGCGCGCTAGGCTCATTACTCGGCCAACCAGCACTTCCTTTAGCTAGCGGAGGTGGTGGTGGCGGCGGTGGACAAGCTCGCGGTGTAGATTTCTCGCCTCTTTATCAGAACACATTAGTAGGACTACTCCCCCTTGCGGAGCGTTATCGGAGATCATTGTTATGAATGAAGAACTATTAAGCCTCTTAGGAGCCACACCCGAGCAGATAGCACAGGCTCGACAGCGTTCTGGGTTTGAGGAGTTAGGACTATTAGGCCAAGCCCTTATGCAAGCTGGCGCACCTGCTCCCAGAGGGACTTCTACGCTAGGGCGGTTAGGACAAGCTGCGGGGGCGTACACACAAGCACCTCGTCAGACTATGGACACCCTCTTGCAAGACCTGTTACGCAAACAGCAGGTACAGGATATGCAAAGGAAGCAACAGGCAGAAGTACAAAGACAAGCGGCATTTAGACAGTTACAGCAAAGGCCAGGCTTAACTGAGGAGCAGCGTTTAGGAATTACTGCTTTCCCAGAAATGGCCCGTGATGTATTGTTTCCAAAACCTGAAGAGGCCAAGATTGTAAAACCTGGTGAGGTAGTAGTTCGCGGCAACGAGGTTTTGTTTGAGCTGCCTAAGCCAGAGGAACCAATTAAATATGACCGAGTAGATCTTGGAAATTCTATTGCATTTATAGACCCAACCACCTTAAACACCGCAAAAGTCATACAAAAAACTGTTGATCCTAAAGACACGACATCAGGAGAAGATTCTCTTAGAAAAGATTTTTATAAAGAAGCATCTCCATATATAAGCATTTCTCAGGCGTACCGCAAAATTGAAGAAGCGGCAAAAGTTCCTTCTGCTGCTGGCGATGTGTCGTTGATCTTTGCCTTTATGAAGATCCTTGATCCTGGGTCGGTTGTTAGAGAGGGCGAGTTTGCTACCGCTGCTCAAGCTGCTGGTATCCCAGATCAAGTTAGGGCGCAATACAATGCCGCAGTAAATGGGCAAAAACTCGCGCCAGCACAAAGACAGGACTTCTTAAATCAAGCTAAAAATTTAGCCCGCAGTCAACAGCAAATGTTTAATACTCAGTTGTACCCACAGTTCCAATATATTGCACAACAAAGAGGGTTTGATGAGAAAAAAGTTCTTACAAATCCATTTGAGGGATTGAATTTATCTGCAACGCAACCCAAGCCCGCTGGACGTTCTGGCCCAATACGACAAACGCAAGACGAAAAGTCGCTTATAAATAAATTTTTAACTCCAAGGCAATAACATGGATGACTTTACATACGAACAAGTCATACAAGCATTACGCAACGCGGATGCGGCTGGCGATGTAGAAGCAGCTCGTAGCCTTGCTGAGATTGCAAACCGTATGGCCCAAGAGCAACCACAACAACAAGCTAATGGTGCAATGGCTACGGTGTTTGGTGATCGACCACCATTAGAAGCAACTGGTAGGCAGCTTGGGTTGGCAGCAAGAGCAGGTTTAACTGGCGCGGCTGGCATACCCTCTATTATTGGCGACCCCCTTAACCAATTGTTAAACATGATTGCAGGGCGTGAAGTGTTTCCGTCCGTGTCGCGGTCAGCTCAACAGCTAATGACTCGCGCAGGATTGCCACAACCCGAAACAGCACAAGAGCGTGTTATGCAAGATGTGTCGTCTGCCCTATCTGGTGTTGGAACGACAGCAAAACTAGCCCAAACGCTTGCCCCTCGTGCGGCTGCCCCATTATCTGAAAACCTTGGCTTACAAGCCGCAGGTGCTTTAGGTGGTGCTGGTGCAGCTAGCCTTGGCAGGGAAGAGGGTGCTGGCGCGTTAGGTCAATTAGGTCTTGGCGTTCTTGGTGGCATGGTTGCACCTGGCGCAGCGGGAACTACGGCACAAGCATTAACACGAGCAACAACAGGATCTGTAAGGCCGTTTACTGAGGCTGGCAGACAGGTCATTACTGGTCAGGTGTTGCGTGAATTATCTGCCGACCCAGAGGCCGCTATGAGGGCCGCACAAAGGTATCAACCATCTATCCCTGGGTATCGCCCAACAACAGCACAGGCAACCCGAGATGTAGGTTTAATCTCTGCGGAAACGCCTATTCGTGGTATGGAGACTGGTGGACGGTTCTTGGCGCAAACAAGCGAGGCTAATCAAGCTCGTATGGCTATATTAGACAGGCTTGCCAAAGATGAAACCGCTTTATCACAAGCTATTGCAAAGCGCAATGAGGTAACTACTCCATTGCGTGAGCAGGCATTTGCTAGGTCTACCGTTGATCCAGATACATTTCAATCTGCTGTTACGCTTACCGCAAACAAAACCATTGATGACATTCTCGCCTCTCCTGCTGGAGCAAGGGGAACTGTAGCCAAAGCTATGCAGTTTGCCAAAGATCAGCTTGCTCGCGGAACAGACCCGCAAAGACTTTATGAGGTTAGAAAAGACTTGCGTGATGCTGCTCAAGGATTGTTAGATAGAGAGGGTGCGGCATTTAGTCTTGCCAAGAAACAATTAGAGCAAGTGATTCGCTCTGTTGATGATGTGCTTGAGGCTACCGCGCCAGGATATAAAGAATATCTAAGCAAGTATGCCGCATCTTCTCGCGGCATAGAATCGTTAGAGGCGGCACAAGCAGTTAGGTCTAAAGTATTGTCCACCACGCCAGATCCAAGTCGAGTGGGTGATTTCTTAATATCTCAACCAGCATTTACCCGAGCCATTCGAGCAATTAAAGATGACCCGCGCACGCCTTTATCTAAAACACAGGTTGCGGTACTAGAGCGTGTGGGCCGTGACCTAGATGAAGGCGTATTGCAAAGAGGCGCAAAGGTTCCTGGCTCAGACACATTTAAGAACCTGTCTACAGCCAATATCGTTGGTGGAATTATTGGTAGGCAGATTGTTGGTGAGGGCAACCCTGCTTTGCAAAAACTTGCGGCTCCGCTGAACTGGCTTTACAACGGAACAGACGACAAGATAAGAGAGCTGCTTGTAGATGCAATGTTAGACCCAAAACTTGCAGCGGACCTTATGAAGAAAGCCTCAATTATGCGTGTTGAACCTTTAAGCAAAGCACTACAGAAAAAGGCCCTCAACATGGGTTATGGATCAATTTTCGGACTGGAGTAACAAATGCCACGCACAAAATACTCGGAGTATTCAGCTACTCCTGGTGACAATATCGACATAGACGGTATTAACATCGGGGAAGGCATGGCTCCTTCTGACGTAAATAATTCTCTGAGGGCTTTTCTTTCCCAGACACGAGAGTTTATAGATGGGTCTTCTGGTGACACCCTTACGTCCGCAAATATTGTTGTAACCACAGCAACTATACTTTCTGGCGTAAACGTAACTGGGACTGCTACGTTTAACTCTGCGGTTATTCTTTCCTCTTCTGTTACAGGCTCTGCGCTTAGTTTATCTGGTGCGCTTACTGTAGGCGGTGCAACCATCCTATCGTCTAGTTTAGGCGTGACGGGTACGGCAAGCATGGGCGTTATAGATGCTGCTACGTTAGAAGTTACGAATATAAAGGCGAAAGACGGTACGGCCTCTGCAACCATTGCGGACTCTACAGGCGTGATGACGGTGGCCTCTGCGGTCTTAACTACTGCAGATATAAACGGCGGCACACTCGATAACGCAGTTGTAGGCGGGGCCACTCCTGCAGCGGGTACGTTTACAACCCTTACGTCTAACTCCACTACAAGCCTAAACGGGACAACCATCCCTGCGAGCAAGACTCTATTAGTCTCCACGGATATTGGCACGACTGTTCAGGCTTACGATGTAGACACAGCCAAGTACGATGACACCACAGCAAACTTCACAGGAACGCTACAGAACGCAGGTTCTAATGTTGTTGTAGATACAGACATCGGGTCTACGGTACTTGCGTATGATTCCAACCTGCAAGGTTTTGTGACTGCGTTTACCCTTCCGACTACAGACGGAACCGCAAATCAGGTTCTGAAGACAGACGGATCTGGAAATGTCGGGTTTGCGACACTTGCGGGAACGGGAACGGTAACTTCGGTGGACGTATCCGGTGGAACTACAGGATTAACGACATCAGGTGGTCCAGTTACAGGTTCAGGAACAATCACAATCGCAGGAACTCTAGCGGTTGCCAACGGCGGTACGGGCATTACCTCTTTCGGTACAGGGATAGCAACATTCCTTGGCACACCCTCTTCTGCAAACCTGGCCTCCGCACTAACAGACGAAACAGGCACTGGCGTAGCGGTATTTGGAACTAACCCCACCTTGACTGGTGTGACTTTAGCTGGTGAGGCTGCGTGTGCGGATAACCTTGTTACACGCTCGATACTGAAAGATTATGCCGTTGAAGGCTCTGCTATCGGTGCTACAGGCGCAACCGCAACAATTGATATGGAGGTAGCTAACTTCTTCTCCGCTACGATTGACGAAGCATGTACCTTCACCTTTTCTAACCCCCCTGCTTCAGGTGACTTTGGTGCGTTTGTGCTAGAGATAACCAACGGCGGTGCTTTTGTAATTACATACCCTGCCTCTGTAGATTTTGTTGGCGGGGTTGCTCCTACACTTACTGCGGCAGGTGTAGACCAGCTAGTCTTTACAACAAGAGACGGTGGCACAACTTATTTTGCGTTTGTTGCTGGTTTAGATATTAAATCACCTTAAGGACTGACATGGCAGACTTAACAGCAATGATGCAAGCCGCCGCTGGTGCTGCTGGCGGTGAGAACCTCTACATAGAGGATGTGTTCTCTACTTACTTGTATACGGGTAACGGCTCCACGCAGACGATCACCAACGGGATAGACCTAGATGGTGAAGGCGGGTTGGTTTGGATTAAGAACAGAGATCAAACAGACAGTCATATCCTTACTGACACGGAGCGTGGTGCGACAGAAATTTTAGTGTCAAACACTACTGCGGCTGAGGCTACTGATGCTGATACGCTTACGGCATTTAATTCAGATGGGTTTGCAATCGGTGCTGATGTAAAAGTCAACACAAACACTGAAGACTACGTCTCATGGACATTCCGCAAAGCACCTAAGTTTTTTGATGTGGTGACGTATACAGGCACAGGAGCAAACAGAACAGTAGCACATAACCTCGGGTCAGTACCGGGTTGCATTATCGTAAAGAGGACGGACACAACAGGCGATTGGCAGGTCTATCACCGAGCCAACACAGCAAACCCCGAGACAGATTACCTTGTACTAAACTCAACTGCGGCAACCGCAGACTCTAATACTCGCTGGAACGACACAGCACCAACGGACGCTGTATTTAGCCTTGGCACAGAAGCAACAGTAAACGCTTCTGGTGGAACCTATGTCGCCTACTTATGGGCGCACGATGCGGGTGGGTTTGGGGATGACGGTAGCGAGAATGTGATTTCGTGTGGGTCTTTTACTTACAATTCATCTAGCGGGAATACAATTAATCTTGGCTATGAGCCTCAATGGATTTTAGTTAAAAACGTTACCGATGTTACGCAATGGTACATGCAAGACACTATGCGAGGAATGACCGCTGACAATACCGGGAATAGGTTGTTTCCAAATTTGTCTAGTGCAGAAGATACATCAGGGTTTGTTGGTGTAAATGCAAGCGGATTCAAACTTGGTGCTGGCCTTTTTACAAACGGCAACAATATCATCTACATCGCCATCCGCCGTGGGCCTATGAAAGTGCCTACGTTGGGTACAAGTGTGTTTAGCACAAATGTAAGAACTGGTACTGGTTCTGCTGCTAGTATTACAGGAATTGGATTTCCACCAGACGTAATTTTTAACAAGACAACCGCAGCTGCAGAAGATTGGAATTTGTTTGACAAGTTGCGAGGTAGAGCTAAATTTTTATATCCAAGTTATCCAACAGGACAGTCTCCCGCATCAAGTGCAACACAAGATTTAGTATCATTTGACCAAAATGGATTTTCTGTTGGAGATAGAGCGTATTCACAAATAAACTTTGCCAGCAGGGCTGGTGTTAATGAAATAATGCGCCGCGCACCTAGCTTCCTTGATGTGGTTTGCTATACGGGGACAGGGAGCAATACAACATTTACACACAATCTTGGCGCAGTGCCTCAATTGATGATTGTTAAAAGCAGAACAGCATCAAACAATTGGGACACTTATTGCTCTGCACTTGCTAATACGCAATATCTTGTTTTAAACGACACAGCCGCAGCAGCTACAGGCGCAACAAGATGGAATAGTACAACACCAACATCTTCAGTTTTTAGCGTAGGAACAAGTACCACAACAAATGCTAGTGCGGATACTTTTGTCGCCTATCTATTTGCCACTTGCCCCGAAGTCTCTAAGGTAGGCTCATATAGTGGAAACACTAGTAACATTGTGACGGTAGCTTGTGGGTTTACAAGCGGCGCAAGATTTGTAATGATTAAACGCACTGACTCTACTGGTGATTGGTATGTATGGGATTCTGTTCGTGGTATTACATCTGGTAATGATCCATATGTATTAATGAATACAGCAGGCGTAGAAGTCACTGGCACTAACTACGTTGACACCGACACCACTGGCTTTAAAGTAACCGCAGCAGCACCTGCCGCATTGAATGCAACTGGCGGCACGTACATATTCTTGGCAATCGCATAAGGAGCAATCATGTATCGAATCAAGTCAACGGGAGAAATCAAATCCCAAGGCGACGTCCGTAAAATGTTTCCCAACACCTCTTTTCCCCGCATTTGGGATGAGTCTGTTCTTAACCACTTGGGCATTGACCCAATCTTTGAATCACCTACACCCACAACCACTCGCTATCAGACGGCGAATAAAAATGGTGTCGAGTTTAAGAACGATAAGTGGATGTGGGCGTGGACGATTGGCCCTGTCTTTACAGAATACACAGATGACGAAGGCGTAACCCATACTGCGGCAGAGCAAGAAGCGGCGTATGTTCAGCGAATAGATGACCAGCAAGCAAAGGCTATTCGTACAGACAGAGACAAGCGACTAGCTGACAGCGACTGGACACAAGTAGCAGATGCCCAAGTAGATAAAGCAGTATGGGCTACCTACCGACAGGCTCTTAGAGATATACCAGCGCAAGAGGGTTTCCCGTGGGATGTGACTTGGCCTGAGCAACCGGAGTAACGGATGGAATGTGGAACCAAACCAGAGTGCGCTGAGATTGCAGATAGAGCTGTCCGCAAAACTTTTGCTATTCTCGGCGTGAACATAGACAACCCCGAGTCTGTAGAGGAGTTTCGACAAGACCTACGATTTGGGAAACGGCTGCGTAAGATTTCTGACCACGGTACGATGGCCTTCTTTGCTGCTGTTGCTATTGCTATTGTCGGAGCCATTTGGATTGGCATTGTCTCGTCTATCAAGGGTGAGTAGTGATTGCGGAGATAGCCGCTGCAAACGCGGCTTTCGCGGTCATCAAGACTGCTATAAAGAACTCAGGAGAGATTGCGTCTGCTGGTAAGGCGATTGTCGATTACTTCTCCGCGACAAGTAAGATTGAAGAGGAAGTCAAGAAAACGCCAAAGAGAAAGCGTTCCGACCTGGAAGAATTTCTCGCCCTTGAGCAACTCAGAAAACAAGAACAAGAACTAAAAGAGCTTCTGATCTATCAGGGTCGTCCTGGCCTCTGGGACGACTTCCAAGCCTTCAGGGTAAAAGCCAGACAGAACAGAGAAGCAGAGGAACGCGAGGTGCTGCGGAAACAACTTGCAGAGAAAGCCCGCAGAAAGAAACTCCTAGAAAACATTATGCTGACCCTGTGGATGATCGTCCTAGTGGTCACGATTCTTGGCATTGCGGGGCTTGCCCTTTATCTATTTTTGGAGACCAGATGATCCAAGCTCTTATAGGCCCAGTTGCTTCTTTACTGGATAAGTTTATCCCTGACGCTACCGAGAAGCAGAGATTAGCAGCAGAGATAGCTACGATGGCAGAAAGGCATGGTCACGAAATTGCACTTGCCCAGATAGATGTCAACAAAGAAGAAGCCAAGCAGGACGTATTTAGAGGCGGCTGGAGACCTTTTATCGGCTGGACTTGCGGTACTGCGTTTGCCTACCACTTTGTGCTACAGCCCCTCCTAATTTTTGTGATGACCTATCTAGGCCACCCTATTCCCGATCTGCCAGAGTTTGATATGGCCTCTCTGATGACTGTTCTGATGGGTATGTTAGGACTTGGTGGATTACGGACGTTTGAGAAAGCCAGGGGAATAAAGTGAACTGGTCAGACTATCCTAATTTCTCCGCACAAGAATTTGACTGCCAGCATTGCGGGGCTAACGAAATGAACCCTGAGTTTATGGAGAGGCTCCAGAAGGCCCGTGATATTTTTGGGCCTATGCGTATCAGCTCAGGTTACAGATGTGCCAAACATCCCTTGGAGGCCAAGAAAGCCCGCCCTGGCGCACACGCAAGCGGTCATGCTGCCGATGTAGCGGTACGAGGCGAGGAAGCTCACAGGCTGCTTAAAATAGCCCTAGAAGTAGGATTTACAGGCATTGGAGTCCAGCAGAAGGGTGAGGGGCGGTTTATACACCTAGACGACCTGGATAACGACTTACGTCCTACCGTTTGGTCGTATTAGGAAGCCCGCAGTAGTCCTACCTCGTCAGGTAGTGTTCACCAGTTCCCTGGATGTCAGTCGCTCGCTTGCCGCTGTGCTGCGCTGCGGTGACCTGCGGTGTACTTACAGTTTAGACTGTTTGTGGTAAAAATACAACTACCACCCTGGAATATCGTCATCTAGCTGGTCAAAAGATGTTGCCTTGGGCTTAGGCGCAGCTTGCTCTTTCGGGCTAACGGATAGGGAGAAGAACTTCCTGCCCTCCATCTTGCCCCCCTCCTTGCCTTCTTTCACCCAGGCACTCAGCCAATACTCCACCCCATCTACATTTATGCTCCCCTTAAAATCGGGGTGTTTCTCTGTCTCTTTTTTGTCGTTGCGGGCCAGCATCCCACTATTTGTATTGTCGTAGCTCATAGCATCTCCACTTTGGAAAGTTCGTCAAACATAGCTTCTATTTCCTGCAAAAACTTAACTGCCTCTGCTTCCACTTCCGCAATCTCTTCCTGAGTAGGCGTGTACCTGCGTACAAACAACCTCTGTGGCTCTGGCATCCTTGGGTCATACGCTACAAAATCAACCCAGGGACGACCCGTACAGGCGGCTTGTAGGGCCATCTGCGGCTTGTGATCATCAGGAACGACTCCAGCAAGAATCCAGCTTAGAAAAGTGCTGCTCGTTGGGCATTTAATTTCTATCAGACCATCGTCCACCAAGCCATCAGGACTAGCTCCGCAGAACTCAATCTTGGGGTGGTCTACAAAACCCACATCCTTAATAAGACGGCCTGTGCGCTGCTCGTAAGCCTCCTTAGCCTCGGGTTCTTTCTCTATGCCCCATTGCATAGCCTGGTTTACGAACTTGTCTACGATGTCACCAGTCAGACGTTCGCAGAGAATCTCTATCTTCAGACCCTTGCGCTCCGCAGAATCGCCCCCACCTTTTAGGTACTTCATGGCGTTCTTCATGCGACTGGCGGTTAGTTTTCCTGTGCGGGCGTTAAACCACGCACCACTACCTTGTAACTTGTTTTCTTCTCTCACAGCATTCCTCCTACTCGGTCATAAAATTCCTCACTTACCTCCTCCAGCAAGGCGTGTTCTTCTTCTGTGTGGCTTCCGTGTTTAATCTTATTGCGGAGCCAGTACGCAAAGTCGTCCGCAGCACCTCGCACCTTTGGAGCTTCTAGGTACATCTGGGCCTCGTCTGCTGTCTCACATTTTAACAGTATCTCAATCATTTTGTTTCATTCCCCAGATTTGGATACAGGTTGATTCAAGCCGAGCGTCTATCGGATTCAGTCGCAGTAAATCTTTAGCACCCTGCTTGTAGGCTTGGATGACATCTGCAACCTCTGCGGACTGGTGGACAGGCTCTTCTACCCTGTGATAAATAAGACAAGATAGAAGGCCCATTGTGAACCCCAGAAGCCAGTTCATAGGAACATCAACCCAAAGAACAAAAGCATCAGGACGGCTACTGTTCCAAGTCCGTCAAGCGTTGAAGCCTGTGCTTCCTTGCGTCTAAGGCTTTCGCATACTCCATATCTAAAGCAGACATCGCCCACTCCTGTAAATGAAACGCCTCTTTTTGGATTTCTATACATCTTGTGATTACCTCCTCAAGTTCTTTCGTTTCTAAAAGGGATGCTGCGGTTAAGTCTCTGAGATCCGCACACAAGGCGGTGATTCTGACTACATTTGCTCCGTGGTTCGACATACCTGTTCCTTTCGCTTAGAAAAAATAGATTGCATTACTTTCCTGTCTGATTCATTCATGGCCCCCCAGACCACCTTAAGATCTTCCAATGAACCACAGGCGTTTACAGCTGCGGTCATCTTTTCTACTCGCGGGTTCTTGTTCTCCTGCTGGTAGATGGCGTTCTGTACTTCGTCCGCACTAGCAATTTCAGAGCCTCCGTAACCAGCAAAGGCCAAAGCTCGTCCTACTGCTGAAGACTCGCAGTTCTCTAGTGCTGAGGTCTGGTTGATCTGGCTAGAGGAACGCTTCTCTTCTGCGTGGCCTGTAGCTATGGTGACGCTTGCAGAATCACAAATCTCTGCGCGGACTACTACGCGGTCGTCATCCATGTGAACAATGTCCGTATGGATCTGCCAGTCTGGGTGGTCTACACGAAACTGCTTAATGCGATACGCGACTGTGAGGTACTCCTTGCCTCTAATATTTACCTTGCCTGTGTTAGTCATCTGATTCTCCTAGTTGGAATGTAAGTGGTTCTTTAGAAAACATCTCTACCCTTAACTCACCGTCTTTATGTTTTATGACAAGCGTGGTGTAGTGAGTTTGAGTGCTGTCTTTCTTGTGTTGAATTAGGGATAACCCTTCTGCGTGATATACGGTTAAGTCCATTTAGATAGCCTCCATGCTTTTGAAATACTGTATCTCAGCGGTAAGTCGCTCGCCCTGTAAAACATAAACAGGCGAAAACAAACCAGCATCCTCTTCAGCCTTGTACTGCCTAAGCAGGTCTTCTTGGTGAGCTTGCCCAGCGGCATCATAGTCCTCCATAAAATCCTCCTGGGGCCGAAGCCCCGTGGTTGTCATTGGTGGTTGGCAATCATCCGCTTGCACTCATCGCAATCGCATGGTTCAACTGAGTGCTTAATGTCCTGGCGCAACTCTTTCATTGAATCGTATGCGTATGTGTGGCACACGGACATTGGATCGTGATTGAATCTCCAGCCACCTGGCAGGTTCAGGATAAAGACGCCTGGTTCGTCTGTATCTACATCTCGTTTGGCGTTTAGTTTGTATGCCATTTGTATTTCTCCTCTGTGTTTAACCACAACTCTATTTTCCCCCCTTGTGCAAGATATTGTTATTAGGGGAAACCCTTAGTTGCTTATATGCAACAGTTTAACAATCATGCTTAAGTCTTTGTTTTGTAAACATATCGTGATAAGGTGACGACATGAGATTAGTCACGCGGTCAACCTGTGTGGCAGTTTACGAGCTGCTTATCCAGTTGCCCCCCATAAAAGCGTGGAGACTACCTCCCTCTCAAGACCTGATCTTCTCTGTCAGGCATCTCCCAGATGTGTATGGCCTGTACGAGCCAGAGCCGCACAAGATAACCCTCTCCTCTGCTAAACACGCTCACTTAGATACTTGTATCAGGACGATGGCGCACGAAATGATCCACCTCCACCTTTACATCCGCAAAGACCCCGACTGGGATAAGCACACCAAGACCTTCTTGGATTGCGCGGCAAAGGTCTCACACACATTGGGTTTCGACCCCAAGGAGCTTTGAATGGCAATACCAGCTTGTAGTGACGAAGAGTTTATAAAACTATTTAGAGAACTGGGTTCTCCCCAGGCAATTGCTGAAACATTAGGTGTTTCTGTCCGCAACGTCTTTGCGAGACGAAATCGTCTAACCCAGAAACACGGGATAGAACTTCTTTCGTTCTCTAAACATTCGCGGATCACAAACGTCACGCATGAGCAGAAGATTTACAGCGAGCTTAAAGACGGGATTGTTGTGGTCTTCTCAGACGCTCACTACTGGCCTGGGCCTCCCACAATCGCGCACCAGGCGTTGCTTGCGGTCGTAAGTAACCTAAAACCCGCTATTGTAATCGCAAACGGGGACGTTTTTGACGGGGCTAGAGTCTCAAGACACGACCCTATCTACAAGCACGAAACGCCTTCAGCTAAAGAAGAGGTAGAGGCTTGCGTGACTCGCATGACAGAGATAGAAGACGCTAGTAAGAACTCAACACTTATTTGGAACGTAGGCAACCACGACCAGAGGTTATGGCGGTACATCCGAGTAAACGCCCCAGAAGTCTCTGGTATGGCAAACACAGACCTGTTTGACTACTTTGGACGCTGGAAACAAACTTATGCGGTAGACATAAACGGCAACACCCTTATCAAACACAGATGGCATAACGGTATCCACGCGACCTATAACAATGCTTTGCGGGCTATGGGAGCGCACGTTGTAACTGGTCACTTACATCGCCTACAGATTACTGCGGTAGCTGGCTACGGACACCAAAGGTTTTACGGGGTGGACACAGGAACGCTCGCAGATGTGGACGGGCGGCAGTTTGCCTACTTGGAACACAACCCCGTAATGTGGGCTTCTGGCTTTGCGGTGCTTACATTTAGGAACGGGGTACTGCTGCCCCCAGAGCTTGTAGAAGTCATAGACGGCGAGGCATTTTTTAGGTCTTGCAAAATAGCCTAATTTCACGGGTTCGCTAAACGGTGAAAAAATAGGTTGTCAATTTTCTCCTTAAAAAAGGGGGGAATACGCGGGACTAAACTCCCCTTTTCAGGCGAAGATCCCAAAATACTGGCGAAGATCCCAATATATCTGGGTTTGGGTTCTTCGATTCTTCGATTGAACTTTGTTAAATTTGTGGTATCTTATGATCTGTGCCGTGAGAAGCACAAAGTGGAGGCAGTAGCCAGTTCCTTTCAGATCGGCCCGCTGCCAGTTTTATACGCAATGTAGGCCTCCCGCTGGATTCTCACCCTGTGCGGGCCGACCTAAAGGGAATTGGTTATGTACTACTACACCTTCAACATTGGCGATTACGCCAGTCACACCCGAAATCTTGGACTGTTTGAAGATCTAGCCTACCGCAGGTTACTAGACGAATACTATCTTCATGAACGTCCGTTCAACGCCTGTTCAGCGACCGTTGCACGCCAGATAGGAATGGCAGAGCATAAAGACGCGGTTGAGTTTGTTTTGCAGACTTTTTTTGTCTTGCAAGATTGCGGGTGGACAAACAAACGGGCAGAAAAAGAAATTGCGCATTTTCGATCTAAATCTGAGGCGGCTTCTAGGGCTGGTAAAGCGTCTGCTGAACGAAGGCTCAACGACCGTTCAACGACCGTTCAACCAACCAATAACCAAGAACCAATAACCAAGAACCATAAACCAATAAAGAAACTACTTGCGCCTGAAGGCGTGTCTTTAGAGGTGTGGGATTCGTTTGTTCAGCAAAGGCAAAAGACGCGGGCAGTAGTAACCGAGACGGTTATAAAGACAATCCAGAAGGAAGCTGATCTTGCGGGCTGGCCTTTAGAAAGGGCATTGTCCGAGATCGTGGCTCGCGGCTGGAGAGGGTTCAAGGCTGAGTGGGTGAAAGACAAACAGGAAGATAAACTGTTAACATTTGCGGAAAGGGATGAACAGTTAAAGAGGAAAAAGTGGGAAGAGATGACTGGCAGGAAATGGCCTGAGCCTGGTCAACCCGCAGAAAGGTTGCTAACACTATGAACTTAGCCGCGATAGATGCCATCTGGAACAAGATGCTAGTTACCTACGGGTCGGAGTGGTCGCGGAAGTTTGGCGATCAACCACTTGATGAAGTAAAGGGTGCGTGGGCAGATGACCTTAGAGGCTTTACTGTAGAGCAGATCAAGTATGGCCTGAGTATGCTTGGTGAGAGACCTCCCAACCTTATCCAGTTCAAAGACCTTTGCAAGAAGGCTCCACAGTATTTTGACTCCCTACAACTAACTTACAGACCAACGCCAAGCGAGGAGAAGCTGGCTAAATTTAGGAGGGCGTATGCAGACTAATTGGGAAAAGCTGCCCCTTGGTAAGAGAAAAGTTGAGTTTGTAAAATGGCTCATGAAAAAACATAAAGTGAGGCTTGAGGATGCAAAACTGGCTTGTCACAAAAAATTTTATAAAGAGGAACAACGTGAGATGCGACAAGCATATAGGAGGGAAAATGACACCTGAAAACGAGGTAGAGCAAGTAATTACGCGGTCTATGTCTGCGGCTGAGATCATGGACTTAACAGGCCATAACAAGTGGACTTTGTTTCCAATCCTTCACAGGCTAATCCGTGAAAACAAGATCACGAAGAAAAACCTCAGATACGCCCCAACTGGCTATTCCGACAAGCTCATTTCTAACAAACAAGATCAGTTCTTTTGTGCAGACCCCTTTGGATTGTCAGGACTGCGGGACAATCGGGATCTTCAATCTAGACTGCGGGCTATGCAGACTAAGAATTTTGCGACAGGAACCATGCAAGGTCTTACGGCAGCAGATGGCAGAAAGGTACGGTGGGCCTGATGGAGATTGGAAAACCAACAATTGTGGATGTGAAAGAACCTGCCAACGAAGGGCAAATAGGCGGCAATCACTATAAGAAGTTGCAGATCCAGCCTTGGGACTACATACTTGCTAACAATATCGGTTACTGTGAGGGTTCAGCAATAAAGTACCTAAGCAGGTGGCGGGACAAAGGAGGCATACAAGACCTCTACAAAGCAAAGCATTTTATAGACAAGCTCATAGAGCATGAGGAGAGTAAAAATGGTTGATTTGCGCGATTACTTTGCTGGACTTGCTATGCAAGCCATTCTTAGAGACCAGTACGAAGATGGAATTTATCTCGGAGACGGAGATAACGACTCTGAGCATACTTGCGCCAATTCTGCTTACATAATGGCAGACGCAATGCTTGAAGCAAGAAAAAAGAATGTACCGCAATCCTAAACTCCTGAAGGCCGTGGCTTCCCTTCCCTGTCAGGAGTGCGGCAAGCAAGGCACACAAGCGGCCCACGCCAACTGGAGTTGGTCAGGCAAGGGTATGGGTATGAAAGCCCACGATATGTACGTTGCGGCCCTGTGTCCTGAGTGCCATTACGCCTTAGACCAGGGCAAGGATATGCAGAAGTGGGAGAGGGAAGAACTCTGGCTGCGGGCGTGGCGCAAAACAATATACGAGCTATTTGAGAGGGGACTTGTGGATGTACGTTCTAAAACATAAATGGACAATGTGCAAAAGATGTGCGGGCAGAATCCGCAAGGTACGAGCAAGAAAATACTGCAACCCTTGTTTTAAGGAAATACATGGCTATGTCCCCGACACAATTATCTCTAAAGTGGTTGAGAGAGCAGGGTTACCTAGCGGAAGTAGTGGAGAAGTGGATTCCAGGCGCGAACATCCGTAAAGACCTCTGGGGATGGTGCGACATCGTAGCCCTTAAAGATGAGGAAACTGTTGCGGTGCAATGTACTTCTTGGGACAACATTTCTAGTAGATGCAAAAAGATTGCGGAATCAGACACAGTAGGCCCAGTAAGAAAAGCTGGCTGGAACATCTGGGTTATAGGCTGGAAGAAGAAAGACAACCGCTGGGTACATAAATTGGTAGACTGTTCTTAGGTATACTGTTTAGATTCGTGGTGTGCTATTCTGAGTGTGCCTCTTCCTCCGAGGCTTCTCCTCCGTCCCTCACAGGGACTTAGCCCGCCACTCGCGGGCTTTTTTTTGGGGATGAGATGAGCAAGAAAGACGAAATACTGAACTGTTGCAGAGACCAAGCCAGGAACGCGGGCGAGATTGCAAGTCTGCTCCAGTTAGACAAGACTGTTGTAAAGATCACTTTACTGTACTGTTTTAAGAGGGGTCTGGTCACCCGAGAGAAGAGGGACAGGCCGTCACAGGTTCGCGGCCCTAAACAAGAGTTCTTCTACCTATGTCAGCAATCGTAATCGCAACCAAAAACAGCAAGTGCCTCCCAGTCTTGGCGGCAAGTATTAGTATGTACCTGCCAGACTTCTTTACAGTCTACATCTCGGGTTCAGGCATGATCCTGCCCAAACACAGGACTATCACAAGTGATAATACTGCGGACAATTTTGGGGATGCTTACAATGCGGCGGTCTTAAAAGCGTTTGATGACGGGCATAAGGACATCCTAGTCTGTAACGATGACGTAGTTCTAACGCCTTATACCTGGCCTACTATGGCTGAAGACCTCAAGATCATCCCCGAGAAGAACCGCTGTTGGGTGGCTGCGCGGTCTGATTATGCGAGAGGCATACAGAACATCAGGTTCAAGCACGAAGGCGATAGAGACGCTTTACGTCATGCCTCAGAGAACAGCATTATAGAGGTGGACGTTATAGCCCCAATCTTTGCGTACATAACAATGGATGCCTGGATAAACTTCCCGCCGATCAATTGGTACTCAGACGACATCCAATGCTACGACCTCCAGCAGACAGGCGGCAAGCACTATATCTCGCGGGCTTATGTCCACCACGTTGGGAGTCAGACTACGGGCCACAAGCCGATGGAGTTAACGCAAGCAAGCATCCCCTGGATACGAGAAAACAGGCCAGAACTCGCGGAACTAT